GCCTGGCTGGGCATGAACGCCGCCACGGGCTTGCGCGTGAGCGATAGCGCCCATCTGGCGCAATCGGTGCGTACCATTTTGACGACCCCGGTTGGCAGCCGGATTGCGCGGCGCGCCTTCGGGTCGCTGGCCGCCGATTTAATCGACGCCCCGAGCCACCGGGCGGCCATCGTGCAGTTATACGCGGCAGCGGCCACGGCCCTGGCGCGCTGGGAACCGAGGCTGCGCGTGGTGCAGGTGACGGCTGACCGGGATGCGGCGGCACCGGGACGCGTGATGCTGGCAATTGTGGGCGAGCGCATATTGGGAGCCGCACGCGAACCGGTGCGCCTGGTTGCGGCGCTGGGGGCCTGAGATGGCGGTCTCGACGCCGATTGATCTGTCGCTCTTGCCCGCGCCCGATGTGGTGGCCGCGCTGGACTACGAACAGCTATTGGAGGCGCGGCGGGCGCGCCTGATTGCCTTGTTTGCCGATGACGAACAGACGGCGGTGGCACGCGCGCTGGCGCTGGAATCCGAGCCGATGACGATGCTGTTGCAAGAAAACGTCGAGCGCGAATTGCTGTTGCGCCAACGCGTCAACGATGCCGCGCGCGCGGTGCTGCTGGCCTTTGCGCGCGGGGCGGACCTGGAACACCTGGCCGCCGAATACCACGTGCAGCGCTTGACGATCGTACCGGCTGACCCGGATGCCGTGCCGCCGGTAGCCGCCGTCATGGAAAGCGACGAGGCCTTGCGCGAGCGCGCCCATCTGGCCTGGGACGGCTTATCGACGGCAGGCCCGCGCGCAGCCTACGCGTTTTACGCCCGCAGCGCCCACGGGCGGGTGGCCGACGCCAGCGCCATCAGCCCGCAACCGTGCGAGGTGCTGGTGTCGGTACTATCGCGCGCGGGCGACGGCAGCGCCGATGCGGCACTGCTGGCGGCGGTGCAGGCCGATTTGAACGATGAGGACGTGCGCCCGCTGGGTGATCGCGTCACCGTGCAATCGGCGCAAATCGTGCCCTACCAGGTAGAAGCGGTGTTGCATCTGAAAGGCGCGGGCCCCGGGCGCGAGCTGGCGCGCGCGGCCGCACTGGCGGCGGTTGAGCGCTATGTGCACCGCAGCCGTCGGCAAGGCGTGTCGGTGTGGCGCACCGCGATTACGGCGGCGCTGCACATCGAAGGGGTGGATCATCTGGAACTGCTACAACCGGCTGCCGACCTGATACTGGATGCGACCGAGGCGGGTACGTGTACCCATATCAGCGTTACCGTGGCGCAAACGGAGGACGGTGATGGCTGAGGCACCCGCCAAACGCCCACTGCTGCCCCCGGGTACGCCACCTTTCTCACGCAAGCTGGCGCGGGCGCTAGCCGATATTGAAGACGTGCCGGTACCTTTGCGCGACTTGCGGCGTGCCGAAACCTGCCCCGAGCCGCTCTTGACGTGGCTGGCCTGGGAACGCTCGGTAGACCGCTGGGATGAGGCCTGGCCGGTTGCGCAAAAGCGCCAGGCCATTGCACAAGCCTTTGCCGTGCACCAACGCAAAGGCACGCTGGGCGCGGTGCGCCGCGTGGTGGCGGCGCTGGGTTATGGGGTAGAGGTGCGCGAGTGGTGGCAGACGCAGCCTGCGGGCCCGCGTGGCACCGCGCAGGTCGCCATTGATGTGCGGGACATCGCCATCACGGAACCGATGTTTGCAGAACTGAGGCGGCTACTGGATGACGCCTGGCGCTTGAGCATCCACATCACCGATCTGGCGCTACGCATGCAGGCCCGCGCACGGCTTACCCTGGGTCTGGCCTGCTACGACGGCGACGAGCTGACGGTGTGGCCGTATACGCCTGCGCCTATCGAGATTTCAAGCACGGCGAGGCTCGCAGCCGCCGAGCACTCCATCGACACATTAACGGTGTATCCCTCATGAGTTACTACGGCATCTTGACCCCCGCAGGGCTGGCCAAACAGGCCAACGCCCTGTCTCTGGGCTCCTCGATCAAAATCACCGAACTGGCCGTCTGCCATGGCAACGGCGCAGACCTGAGCCCACCGGACTTGCTCGGCGGCCTGATCGGCCAGTGGCGGCGCGCGCCGCTAAACCAGTTATCGGTCGATCCGCAAAACCCCGCCTACCTGATTGCCGAGCAGGTGATTCCGCCCGACGTGGGCGGCCATTACATCCGGGGTATGGGCTTGTATGACGAGGACGGCGATTTGATTGCGGTGGCCAACTGCCCGACAACCTATAAGCCACTGTTGTCCGAAGGGGCCGGGCGCACGCAGGTCATCCGCATGGTCATCATGGTGGGCAGCACCGACTCGTTCACCCTGAAAATCGACCCCGCCGTGGTGCTGGCCACACGCCAGTATGTCGATGAGGGGCTGGCGGGTATTGCCTGGGGCAATCTGGCTGGCGTGCCGACGGAATTTGCGCCGACGGCGCATGACCACACCATTAGCAACGTGACCGGCTTGCAGGCCGCCTTAAACAAGAAGCTCAATACCACGGGCGGCACGCTCACCGGCGACCTGACCGTCAGCAGTTTTGTCATCGCCAAAGCAGGAACCAGCAAAAACCCCGTGCTCTTTCTGCGCGATGCCAAAGGTAATAACCGCGCGAATGTGCATTGGAGCAGGGATACCACCACGGTCAATCTCGTGCGCTACGACCCGGCTACCGGCGCTTCTGCGGGCTGGCTGAGGATCAACGCCGATAACACCATCCAAACCTCGCACGCCATCAAAGACGCCAACCTGAGCGGCAATGCCCGCGCCCCGACGCGACCCGCCACAGACAACTCCACCAAAATCGCCACCACCGCGCATGTCAAAGCCGCCATCGCCGCCTCGGCGATCAAAGTGTTTTCCATCACCAGTCTGCCCACCACAGATGTCGGCCCCATCATCGTGGCCGAGGTAGGCGAAGTGTGGCTGTGGGTCAGCACCACGCACTACACCGGCTACCGCTCGCCGCTATGCGGGCGGCCGCTGGACGGCCATACGCTTGCACCGCTACCCAGCGAGATTGACGCCGTCGGCGGCCTGGTATCCAAGACCAGCTACGCCCGCCTGTGGGCGTATGCGCAAGAAAATAACCTGGTTGTCAGCGATGAAGACTGGACGGCCAACATCGGCGCGCACTGGTTCGTGGATGTGTCGGCCACGCAGTTTCGCGTGCCTGACCTGCGTAACCAGTTTCGGCGATACACCGGGACGGATGCGGACAATGCCGATGCGCGGGCGCTGGGTAGCTGGCAAAAGGGCAGTATTGCCGCCATAGACAAGGCAGTTGCCGGAATATGGGGTATTAGCCATAGCACAACGTCGGCGGCAACTGCCCGAGCTGACCTGGGCTATGACGGCGGTGACACAACGCGATATAGCGCAGGAAGACTCGCCGCCGCCAGCGCAAGCGTTGTGACAGGAATAACGGGAAATAACGAGGCAACCTATGGCTTTGTCCGCCCGCAAAATACCGCTTTCCACCCCCGCATCCATATCTAGCCCAAACAGCCAAGCCCAAACAGGAGCCCCCCATGAAATCCATCACCGTCTACCAGACCGATGCCGACGGCGCGTTTGTGCACCCCGTCACGGCCAACGAACTGGCGCAATCGCCCGGCTTCTATAACGTGCCATTTGGCGCAAAACTTGCCGCCCCGCCCGAGGTTCCCGCAGGCCATGCAGCCGTAGCCATCGGTGAGGATTGGGTTGCCCTGGAGGACTATCGTCAGGACACGCTCTACGTCGTAGCATCCGGCCAGCCCTACGCCTTCAAAACCACCATTGCGGTCAACCAGGCTGCGGTGCGCTATACGGGACTTGGGCCTGTCCCCAACTGGCTGACGCCCGAAGCCCCGGCACCCGCGCCACAGGTCGAAGAACCAGGGCAGGGACAAGAAGAATGGCAAGAGGAAGCAGAAGAAGAACAAGAAGAAGCACCGCAAGAAGAACCGGGGCCAGAAGAACCGTAGCCCATGACCGTAGCCAGCAGCGCCTGGCGCGTCGGCTTGTTTTCCCCGCGCCTACAACCCGCGCGGCTCGCGCGCCCGCGCAATGGCCTGCACACTGACGCCTGTTTAAGCCCCCCTTAAAACCCCGAGGACCTCATGGCCACTGATTCTTACCACCATGGTGTGCGCGTTATTGAAGTCGATGACGGCACGCGCCCGATACGCACGGTTGCCACGGCTGTGGTTGGCCTGGTCGGCACCGCCGATGATGCCGATGCGGCCTTCTTCCCCCTGAATACGCCGGTACTGGTGACCAATATTCTGGCGGCTGCCGGTCGCGCGGGCAGTCAGGGTACCTTGGCGCGCGCGCTGGAAGCCATTGCCGCGCAGACCAATCCGGTTACGGTGGTGGTGCGCGTGGCGCAAGGCGCGGACGCCGCCGAGACCACCAGTAACGTCATCGGTGGCACGACCGATAGCGGCAAGTACACGGGTTTGCGGGCGCTGCTAGCCGCGCAGTCGGGTGCGCCACAAGTCAAGCCGCGCATCATCGGCGCGCCGGGTCTGGAAAACAGCCCGGTGCGAGCCGAGTTGGCCAGCGTGGCGCAGAAGCTGCGCGCCTTTGCCTATGGCTCGGTGAGCGAGTACGACAAGATTACCGAGGTGGCCGCTTACCGCGAAAGCCACGGCCAGCGCGAGCTGATGCTGCTGTGGCCGGACTTTATGGGCTGGAACAGAAAGACCAACGCGCCCGATACGGTCTGGGCCAGTGCGGCGGCGCTGGGGCTGCGTGCCAAAATTGACCAGCAAATCGGCTGGCACAAGACGCTCTCGAACGTGCCGGTCAATGGTGTAACCGGCATCAGCCACGATGTATTTTGGGATTTGCAGGACCCGGCCACCGATGCGGGCTACCTGAACGAAAAAGACATCACCACCTTAATCAATAAGCAAGGCTTTAGATTCTGGGGTTCGCGCACCTGCGCGGGGCCGTCCAGCCTGTACCCGTTTGAGAACTACACGCGCACCGCCCAGATACTGGCCGATACCATGGCCGAGGCGCATATGTGGGCGGTGGACGCGGGCATGCACCCGATGCTGGTGCGCGACATTATCGAAGGCATCAATGCCAAGTTCCGCACCTTAAAGTCGCTGGGCTACATCATTGACGGGCAGGCCTGGTACGACGATGAGCCCAACACCAAAGAGTCGCTCAAATCCGGCAAACTCTTTATCGACTACGACTACACGCCGGTGCCGCCGCTGGAAGACCTGACCTTTCGCCAGCGCATCACCGACCGCTACCTGATGAATTTTGGCGAGCGGATTGCGGCCTGATGGCGCACCGTATCGCCCCCCCCTGATCCCTTATCCCTCATACGCGGAGCCACACCATGGGCATGCCTGCCAAACTGAAAAACATGAACGTCTTTAACGACGGGCGCAGCTATATCGGCGAGGCCAGCTCGGTGACGCTGCCGAAACTGTCGCGCAAAATGGAAGCCTGGCGTGCCGCTGGCATGCTGGGTGCGGCCAAGGCCGATTTTGGGCTCGATGATGACGCGCTGCAACTGGAATGGAAGGTCGGCGGCTACGTGCGCCAGGTGCTCGCGCAATACGGCGCGGTGGGTGTGGATGGCGTGCAGTTGCGCTTTGCGCAGGCCTACCAGCGCGATGACACCGAAGAGGTGGACGCGGTGGAAATCGTGGTGCGAGGGCGCCATTCGGAGCTGGACCGGGGCGAATCCAAAGTGGGTGACGACACCGAATGGAGCATCACCACGCAGTGCACCTATTACAAAGAGGCGGTCAACGGCCTGGTGCTGCTGGAAGTCGATATCTTCAACATGGTTTATCTGGTCAACGGCATAGACCGTGCAGCGGCCTTGCGTGATGCCATCGGCATGTAATCGGGCATGTGGCGGTATGTGGCGGGCATGTAGCGGTATGTCTTGGCATGCCGTGGCATGTCATGTGATTTTTTAAAGCGGAGTTTTCATGAAAGCAGAAACTGAACCAAGCGCGAGCAGCGTGGCGCTCGAAACCCTGCACAACCCGGATGTGCGGGTGGTGACGCTTGATGAGCCCATCAGCCGGGGCGAAGCGCCGCGCATCGAGACGCTTACGCTACGTAAACCCGATGCGGGCAGCCTGCGCGGGGTATCGCTGATGGCGCTGGTGCAAATTGACGTGCAGGCGCTATCCACCGTGTTGCCGCGCATCTGCGAGCCGATTTTGACCCGCGCCGAAATCGCGCGCCTGGATCCGGCTGACCTGATGGCGATAGGGAGCACGGTGGCCAGTTTTTTCTTGAGCCGGGCCGACCGCACGGCCCTGGGCTTAGCGACCGAGTAGAGGACGCCATGGCCGATATTGCTACGGTGTTCCATTGGCCACCGGCGGCGATGGAGGCCATGACGCTAGAAGAACTGGCGGACTGGCGCGAGCGGGCGCGCTCGCGCGCGCAACCGCAGTAGGGGTGGGCTGGCCGTGGACAAAACCCTGCGACTGCGCGTCATGGCGGCGCTGCGCGATAAGCTCAGCGCGCCACTGAAAAAACTGACCGGCAGCGCCGCGACGTCGGCGGCCAGCGTGGCCGCCTTGCGCACGCGGCTGCGCGAGCTGGAAAGCACGCAAAGAAAGGTCGGGCGCTTTGACGAACTGCGCCGGGGCTTGCCACAGATGCGCACCGAGATGAGCGCCGCGCAGCAAAAAGTGCGGGAACTGGCCGCGCAAATGAGCCAGACGGCGCACCCCTCGGGGGCCATGATACGCGCCTTTGAGAAAGCCAGGAATACGGCTGCGAAACTCAAGACTCAGCAGCACGAGCAAGTGGTCAAACTGAGAGAACTGCGCGGCCAGTTGGGGCAGGCGGGGGTTTCTACCCGCAAGCTGGCCGAGGACAGCCTGCGGCTCAAAAGCGGTATTGCGCAAACCACCGAGGCGCTACGCGCGCAAAGCGCGCAACTGGAAAAAATCACCCAGCGCCAACGCCAATTGGCTAGCGCCCGCGAGCAGATGAAGCAGAGCATGATGAGCGCGGGGGCGGCAGCCGCCACCGGGGCGGGTGCGCGCATGACCGGCCTGCACCTGGGGCGCAACATGACGCGGGTCTTGCACGTGGGCTACGAGTTCGATGCGCAGATGAGCGCGGTGCAAAGCGTCACCCGCATTGCCGATAAAAACGACCCCGCCATGGTGGCCTTGCGCGAACAGGCCAAGACCCTGCCGCTATCCTCAAAATTTACCGATCTGGAAGTCGCGCAAGGCCAGTTCTTTCTGGGGCGCACGGGCTACAGCGCCGATGAGATTCAAGCGGCCATGCCGCATATGCTGACGCTGGCGGCCGCAGGCGATATGGATTTGGCAACCACCGCCGATATCGCCTCGAACATCCAGACGGCCATGAACATCCCGCGCAACCAGATGGGGCGGGTGGCCGATGTGCTGGCGGCGATGTTTACACGCAATAACGTGGACATCCAGATGATGGGCCAGGCGCTTAAATATAGTGCCGTGGTGGGCAAAGACTTTGGCCAGAGCTTTGAGAGCGTGGCGGCGGCCACCGCCATGCTGGGTAACGCCGGTATCCAGGCCGACATGGCCGGTACCACCATGCGCCAGATACTGATGCGTATTGGCAGCTCTAAAAAAATGGCCGAACTGGGCATCAAAACCCACGATGAAGACGGCAATATGCGGCAATTGCCCGATTTGCTGGTTGATATCGGCCAAGTCACGGGCGAGATGGGTAATGTGCTGCGTGGCGAGATTTTTAAGGACATTGCCGACCAACGGTCAGTGGCCGCCATGTCCACCCTGATCGCCAAGGCGCAAACCGGCGAGCTGCAAAAGATGATTGCGGTGGCCTATAACGCGCAGGGCGAGGCGGCGGCGCTGGCCAAACGGATGAACGATAACCTTAAAGGCGATTTTTCCTTCTTGCTGGCGGCGCTGCAAAATATCTCGATAGAGCTCTTTGATCAAAACAACCCGTGGCTGCGTGAGTGGGCGCAGAGGCTGACAGATTTTGCCCACGGCGTGGGCGAGTTCTTGAAGCAACACCCCTTGTTATCAAAAGCCATCGTCGGTATCGGGCTAGGGCTGGCGGGGCTGTTGACGGTGTTTGGGTCGCTGACCTTCGCGCTGGCTAGCCTGCTGGGGCCTTTTATCATTTTGCGCTATGCCAGTAGCGTGCTGGGCTTGCGGCTTTTCCCCAAGTTGACCGGGCAAACCAGTGCGCTGGGGCGAGCGGCGAGGTGGCTTGCCCGCACCGCATTTGCCTGGCTGAGCCGTGCCTTCTGGGCGCTGGCGCAAGCGGCGATGTGGCTTGCCCGTACCGCTTTGCCGTGGCTAGTCAGTGCCCTTATGGCGCTGGGCAAGTTCTTGCTGCGCCATCCGCTTTTGATCGTGGCGGGGCTGCTCATCTATTACTGGCGGTCGGTTTGGGCGTTTTTGAAAGCGATGTTTGGCGGCTTGCTTGAGTTGCTGAAACTGCTGGCTCGCGCAGCTATCTGGGCGGGCGAGCAAATGGTCAGGGCCTTTGATGCGGTCGTGGACTTCTTGGCGGGCTGGTCGCCGCTGGCGCTTTTTAAGCAAGCATTTGGTTTGGTGACCGACTGGCTGGAGGGCGACCTGCTGGCGCAGTTCTGGGACATGGGCGCTGCGCTCATAGACGGGTTGATCGGCGGCATATTCAGCATGGCCAAGAAGCTCAAGGACGGCATATTGAGCATTGCCAGTAGCGTGGCCAATTGGTTTAAGGAAAAGCTGGGTATTGCCACGGAGCCCGAGACGGGGCCGGGCGTACGGATTGCCGCCCGCAGCCACCCGGATACGGCCTATGGGCAGGCCGCGCTCGTGCGGCAAACGCTCGCCAAAACCGGCACGCCCCAGCCTTTCACGCTGGCCGATACCGAGGCGCTGGCCACCAGCCCGCGCTTTGACACCCGCCCCGTACTGGCCGCGCAGCCCGCGCCGGTGACGGTTGCGGGCGACACCATCACCCTGCATATCAACGTGCAGGGCAGCCACGACGCACAAGACATCGCCCGCGCGGTCGAGGCCGTCTTGCAGCGCCGCGAGCGCGAGCGCGCCGCGCGGCTGCGCTCGTCGCTGCGCGATACCGGCCTGGGCGCTTTGCCATGATTAGCGCCTGCACCGGCCAGGCTTGCCCCGCCTTGCGCAGCACCGCATCCATGCGCGTCTGCCAGAGCCGTCAAGCGTGCAGGGTTTCCAGCACGGTTTCAGGCGCTTTGGCCGCCAGCGTCAAGAGTGCCGCAGCCGGACCAGACGGCGTGCGCCGGTGCTGCTCCCAATTTTGCACCGTCCTGACGCTGACCCGCAGCAATTGGGCAAACTCATTTTGTGTCAAGCCGGTGTTTTCCCGTACCGCCTGCACATCCATCTCGGGTTTGACCTCAAAGCGGCGTGACGGCGGCATCTCGCCACGCACGATTTTGTCCATTTGCTTGACGCTTTGTAGCAGCTCGTTAAAAAATTCACTCATAAGACCTCCAACGTTCGACCACCTCTTTCAGGGCTTTGCGCTGCTCGGCGCTCAAATCGGCCTGTACATTCTTTGGGTACATCATCAGCAAGCCTATCTGGTCGCGGTCATTGAACCAGTAATAAACCACCCGCGCCCCACCGCGCTTGCCACGGCCTGGCAAGGCCACACGCACCTTGCGCAAACCGCCAGTCCCGGCCATCACATCCCCCGCAGCGGGGTTGCGTATCAACAGGGTCTGAAATTCGGCGTAGCTGTCATCGTCAAGCAAGGCCAGCACTTGGCGGGTAAAGATGGGGGATTCGATAAAAACCATGCCCGAATACTACGCCATTGGCGTAGCATCGTCAACGGGAAGTCTTGTCCAACATGAGATGAGTCTGAAGGGGGTATCGTGTTTCCAGCATGAGATGAGTCTGAAGCGTTCTTGGTATTGGGTGCAGTCGTCGATCATT